GAGAACGCTGGTAAAGTAGTAGTAACTTGGTCTACGAATCCGGATATGAAGACTATGGTAGAATCTATTCCGGTAAACGACTCTCACGAAATGTTTACTCTACTTAACGGAAAAGTATCTGAAGAGATTATAATGGCTCATCGTACTCCTATGGCTTTAGCAGGTATTAAAGTAGCTACCGGTTTACAATCGGAGGATAGTTTAACCCGTGCTAATATGGAGTACTATCAGAATACGGTAATTAGACCTTCTCAGGCAGTTATAGAAGAGAATTTAGATAAAGTATTAGAGCGTAACGGTATCAACGTTAAATCTAAGATTAAACCTCTTAAGCCTATTGATATTTTAGGTTCTGAGGAGTTAATGAGTAGAGTAATGACTATTAACGAGATTAGGACAAGTGTTTTAGGTATCGAGGCTTTAGAAGAAGGAGGAGACGAATTTTTAAACGATAATAATAACGAGTTAGATTAATGGCTTTAGATTTAGGTATATTTTTAGAAGGCGCTCAGAGTACTTTTAAGGTAAAGGTATCAGAGAACGACCAACAAGCTCAATACTTAATAGATAAGCTTGTAAGTTCAGACGGTTCGGTAACTATTACGGAGACTAACGACGGAGGGGTAGAAACTATTAATTTAACCGCTTCGGGTGGTGGTGGTATATCTTCTCCTTTAACTACTAAAGGCGATTTATTTACTTACGACACAGGTAATCAAAGATTAGGAGTAGGTACAGACGGTCAGGTTTTATTAGCTGACTCCGCAGAGGTTACTGGTTTAAGATGGGGTACTGTTTCTGCTGACAATATGGCTACTGCTGATTTAACCTTAACGGGTGATAGGAGTCACGATTTCAACGGTAACGATTTAATATTTCAGACAGGCCAGAATAATAGATTTAGAATTTGGAACGGAATAGGAAATATTAACAACGGTTTAGCTTTTTGGGATGCGGGGTCGGCTTATATGAATACGTCTTTTTATACTTGGAATTTATTAGCTAACAATGGAACAAGGTCAGCTGTTAGATTTCTATTTAACGGGGAAACCTCTTTCGGTTATGATGTTAGATTTAGTAGCTCAAGCGGAAACTATCCAGCAGCAAATACGAGAGTACACATTACGGGTGGAACAGCCACAAGTTCATCAACAGCTTTATTAGTAGAAAACAGCTCCGCAACTCAATTACTTAAAATTGATGATTCAGGAGGTTTTGCTTTGGGTAAAAATGCTAATTATGAACCTGACCCAAGTTGTGTAACTATTGGGCAAGACGCTAACACTAATAGAAGTGGTGGAGGTTCAGGTGCAGTAGCTATTGGAGATGCGGCTACAGCTATTGGTGTAGGTTCAGCAGGTAGCAATATTGCAATAGGTAAATCATCGAAATCTATTGGTGAGAACACAATAGCAATAGGTTTTCAAGCGGGTAACAGCGTTACTTCTGGAGGTAATTCTGCAATATTAATAGGTAATAATACAGCTACGGGTGTAACGACATTAGGAACAGAAACTATATTAATAGGTGACGGTGCAACGGGGACTACTATACAAGGTTTAGGTATAGGTACTGACGTAACGGTTAACGGTAATTTTGGTTTAGCTTTAGGTAGACAGACAACTGTAAATAACACTTCAGGAATAGCACTTGGTCATAGAGTTACATCTTCAGCAACAAGAGCGTATATTATAGGTAATGGAACAGGATACAGAACTAACTCAACAAATGATAGTTTTGAAGTTAACTTTAATGAAACAACTTCGACTTTTAGATTTGGAAAATCTGTTGACGGTTGGTTAAATTCTACGGGTAATTTTGCAATAGGTAGTTCAACGCCTAATTCTAAATTAGATGTAGCTGGAGATATAGCTATTACAGACGGGATGACAGCACCAAGTGCAACAGTAGGTAAGGCTAAGATATACGTAGATACAGCGGATGGAGATTTAAAAATAGTTTTCGGAGACGGAACAGTAAAAACAATAGTAACAGATAGTTAATTATGGCGATTAAAGTAAATAACACAGCAGAAAGCAAAGAAGGTTTAATTATTCCTTCAGGGTATTTAATAGGGTTTGATATGGTTATCCCAGATAACACTAAAGAGCTTCATTATTCTCCAAAGGTTTACATAAGCGAATTAGCAAGAACAGAAGGTAAGGCTCAAGTTTATCCTTCTTTTATTCAAGAACTTGCTTATGTTTATAAACCAACGGATGAGGAGTTTGCTAATCTAAATCCGGTAGCGGTTAATACTTTCTACCAAACTTATTTAGAGAGCTTATCAGAAGTTGGAACAGATACGGAAATTATTTTATAGTGAATAACGATAGGTTAAATATAGAGAAGGTTACTAGAGCTTCGTTTACTGTATTCGATGTACCTAAAAGGTATAGAGTTATGATAATCGAGGCTTTTACTTCTGATTTTTGGGATTACTATATTAAATCAGACGGGTTAACCTTTTTTAATACTAAGTGGTCTAACGAATTTCATCCAGTTTTTGTATGGCACGATTACGCTATGCAGAACAGAGAAAAGTTAAGAGGTTCTAAAGATTTAGAATCTTACGTAAGGGATACTAATTTAACCCTTAAAAAGCTAATGGAGATATATAATTTTAGTAACTTAAAGACTTGGGTTTATCCGATATTGGCAACCCTTGCATTTAAACTATTTAAACGATAAAAAATGACAGAACAAGACTTAAAAAACATCGAGGTAGTATTCGCAATCGCTAGAAAAGAATTAGCGTTAGACGAGACTCAGTTAGTAGAAATTATTAACCTTAAGAGAAAGGTTTTAGACGCATTAACTCCTAAAGAAGAAAACGAAAAACTTAAAGTAGAAAAGTAGACCTTTATAGAATTATGTTAGATTTAGATATCTTGTTTAAGTATATAGTAACTGGGGGAGGCGCTATAATTGCTTACTTCTTTAAAAGTATCCACAAGAGTTTTAAAGACCAAGAAGATAAAGTTGCTAATATGCAGAATGAGATATCTAAATTAGAAAACAAAGTAGAATTGATAGATAACAATAACTCTGCTCAAATAGAGAAGTTAGAGGACCTTAGTAAGATACAGTTCGATCAATTACATCAAGAGATAGGAGAGTTGAAAAGTTATGTTAACTCTATAAATAAGAATATTCAAGAATTAGTAAAAAGTATAATATGAGTTTAGCAGAGACAAAGATAATAACAGAGCAGGAGGTTAAGAATTGGACTGATATTAGTAATAACGTTCAGAGTAGTAGTTTAGCTTTTGCTATTACTATTAGCCAAGATTTATACGTAAGGACGGCTCTAGGAGAGAAGCTTTACGAAGAGTTAGTAGGTCAAGTAGCTACTGATACTTTAACGGCTTTAAATACTACTTTACTTAACGGTAACGATAGGCTTTTTAGAGGTATTAAGCCCGGTTTAGCTTGGTGGATTGCTTACGAGTCTTATACTTACTTACACTCTAAGATTAGCCCTACAGGAATACAATCTAAATCTACCGACCAAGCGGTTAGTATAGATTCTAGATCACTGGAAATCCGTAAGAATATGGCTAAGAAAAAAGCGGAGTATTATATCGACCAACTTATTTGCTACTTAAGAGATAACGAGACTGATTATCCTCTATTTAGAGATTCTGATTCTTGTTGTACTAACTTAGCTTTCGACGGTTACGGTAACTCAGGTATTATTACCGACGACGAGGACTATTTAGATTTTTATAGAAGAGATAACGACGGATTCAAACCTTTATAGAATATGGCGTTTGAGATAACTAATTCAGGGGGTTTTTTTAAGATAAAAAACACTATTACTAACGAGGTAAAAGCGATAGCTAAAAACGATATTAGATTTGTTTTAAGAAATGATTTATCTATCGTTAAAGGCGCAAACTTTAGATTTGCCGTTATAAGTAATGTAAGTGAGGTTACTACGCCTTCTGCTACTGATTTAAACGATTTATTAACTAAACTAAATAACTTAACATAATGGCTACGATAACGGTAGAAGGAGGACAATTAAAGATAGTTTATGGTAACGACATAGATACTATCCCTTTAGACGATGTGATAATGGAATCAAAAGGAGTTGATTCTGTAGTATTTAAGCAATGTACTGCGCCTGTAGTAGAATTAGAAAGGAGTACTATTACTGTTCCTACTTCTACTAGTGTAGAGAACTTGATAGACCAGATAGGAGTACTTATAGATGTTAATGATAGTGGTATAACTAACTTAACCTTTGTAGCTTCTAAAAGTGATTTACCATCTCCTATAGGAGGTGTTATAACTCTATTAGCAGAGCATACTTATTATTTCACTGCTGATGTGGATTTAGAGGGAGATAGACTTGTAGGAAGTCAAGACACTGTTATTCTTGGTGCATCTTCAGAAAATTGCTCTATAACTTCAACAGGTTTAGGGACTGGGGTAGCTTTATTTACTACTGAATGGACTACACCTATAAGACATATAACATTTAGAGACGTTGATACTTGTCTTGATATTAACGGAGTAACTAATGCTCCGGTAGCTTTAGATTGGACTGGTGTTAATTTTTTAAACATCCCTAATATTGGAGAGATTAGTACTTGTGATAACTGGATATATTCTAAAGGTGCTTTTTTAAACTCTAAAGGGTTTATTTTTAGCGGTACTGTAGGTACAATAGGTATTGATAACTCTATATTTGTAGGAGACGGTTCTGCTGGGGGTATTATAGAGCTTAGTTCTACTTTAAATGTTACACGAAGATTTAGAGTTATTTATTCTTCTATAGTTGCTTTTGGTGCTACTGTAGGTATTGACGCTAATGTAAGTGCTACAATTCCGACAGAAGGATATATTTTCGATACTGTTAACTTCTCTGGTGGGTCAACTTATCTTTCAGGTATAACGGAAACGGATAATAGAACTAGGATAGATAACTCTAGAGGAGTTAAAAACACAGCAGAGATAGGGAACTATTATATGCTTAATAATGCCACAGTAACGACTATAACTTCAGCAGGTGTACCAGTTAAGATAGAGGGTACGTCAACAGCTAACGCTATTAATCAGAAATTCAGCCATTCAGATAATAGGTTAACTTATACAGGAGGGTTAACGAGAAACTTCCAAGTATCAGCTACAGCTTCTTTTACTTCGGGGAATAATAGACTTATAGGATTATACGTAGCTAAGAATGGGGCTATTATAGCTGACTCTGAAATGTACGCGACGACTTCGGGTAGTGGTAGAGCTGAAGCTATACACGTTCAAACTATTTTTGAAATGGATGAAAACGACTACGTAGAACTTTGGATAGAAAACGACTCTAATGCTGATGACATTACGGTTGAATTTTTAAACTTTATTTGTAAATCTTTAGACTAATGACTATACTACAAGATTCAACTAACGACTTACTTTTTTATAAACAAAGTGCTTTAGAGTCACCTTATTTTTTAATTAGATTAGTTAATAAGATTACAGCTAAAGAATTTGTTTGTTTAGATCAATCTATGGTTGTTTGTCCGTTTATTCAATTAGAACTATTAGAAGTAGGGAAAGATGGATCTGAGGATCCTCTAAACGCTTCTATTAAGATAGATACTGGTTCTTATGATTTATATTTGTATGATCAATTAAGCTCTACAAATTTAGATTACACTTTAGCTAACTCTGAATTATTTAAGGGAGAAGCTTATGTATATTCTGATGAAGACCTTGATAGATCTTTTTTATAATTAGTAAATAACAATGAGTAGATAAATAAGTAAATTAGTAATATGAGTAAATTAAAAAGTATACTATCATCATTATTAACTGGAGCAATTAGTGCTATACCAGTTGTAGGGAATGTAGCTAAAGAGATTAAGGAGTCTAGGTCGGTTAGACTACCTCATTCAAGTATAGGGAAAGTAGATTACGCTAAGATTGCAGGTTATTCTATTATGTTTGTTATAATATTAGCAGTTGTCTTCGGTAAGATTGATATAGAAACAGCTAAAGAGCTGATTAAGAAATTAAACCTATTTTCGTTTTTTTCATAGTGTTTTTGTTTTGGTTTGTTGATTAAAGGGGCTTCGGTCCCTTTTTTCGCCTAAATTATTCTCGTTGATTTTCAAGTACTTAACTTTTTATTGCAAAATAATTTGTTAAAAAGCTTTCAGATTTAAACAATGCTCTATATATTTGTATCAACAACAACGAATAAATTAAACGAATATGAAAACTCAAGAATTAGCAAAGCAAGAAGTATTGGAATTAGAAATCGATTTTGATACTCTAGTTTCAGACTTCGAACAGTCTGAAGACTTTTACCCAGTTTTAGAAGAATTAGAATCAGATAACTATTATTTCGATATAACTTTCGAAGTTAATGGGAGTAACGTTTCTTCTAGTGCTGGTTGGTGTGACTACAATGACCCTATTTTAATTAATTTCTCTGGCGAGATAGTTCCTTGTCAAATTATAGCTTTTGATAAAGAAACTGAGCAAGAGTTTGAATTAAGAATTACTAACCAAATTAAAGAACAATTAAAGACTGTAAGATAATGAGAAACGAGAACCAATTCAAAGGACTAGCGAAAGGGATAAGTAAAAGCACTTACCCGGGTAGCTACACTAATCACAAAGAGTGGTTAGATAGCCACACAGAAAAGAGATTTAACGAAACGATGTGGAGAATTAGATTTTTAACTTTAAATAACGTAGAAGATGACAAGAGAACAAATTGTTAAGATGTATGAAGACCAAATTGCTAATGCTGAAAATGGTTTAATGGCATCGAGTATTAAATTTGAAATGAAGAAACACTTAGAAGCTTATGACCAAGGAAGAGAGTACAAAGTACAGATTGATGCACCGATTGAATGTATTGGTTGCGGATCTTAAGGCAATTATTTACTTATTTTTATTAAACAAACTTTAAAACATTATGGAAAAGACGAATTTATTTAAAGCATTAGCTAGCTTTCAACAAGAAGTTCCAGCTATTCACCAAAACACTAAAGGGTTTAGTTACACTTACGCTAACTTAGCTCAGATCTTTGAAACGATTAATCCATTAATGAAAAAGAATGGGTTAGGATTCACTCAGCAATTAGGTAACAACGATTTAGGGTTTACAACTATAACTACTGTTATATTTCATGCTGAATCAGGAGAGTCTATTGATAGTACGATGATCATTCCAGACGATGTTAAGTTAAAAGGAATGAATGACTTTCAGATCATGGGTTCAGCGATCACTTATTACAGACGTTACTCGTTATCAGCTATTTTAGGTTTAGTTACTGATAAAGATACAGACGCATCTGGGGAACAAGAGAAACCAGCTCAAAAAAGACAAACTCCAAAACCTAAACCTAAAGAGGTTTTAAATCAAGATCATAAAGCTTGGAAGAATGTAGTAGTAGGACTTAAATCTGGTTACTCTATGGACCAAGTTAAGAAAAAGTACAATGTATCAGCTGAGATCGAAGCAGAGTTAAATAAGCTAAAAGACGAATAATGGAAGAATTTAAAATCAGACCAAGTCAATGTGGTAAAATTATGGCGAGCTCTCGTAAAAAAGGAGGGCTTTCTAAAACAGCTAAATCTTACGTTGATCAATGGATAAAAGAGAGAATCTACGGTTATCGAAACGAAATCAGTAGTAAGTATTTAGATAAAGGTAATCAAGTTGAAGATGAATCAATTGATTTTATCGCTAAACATTTAAACCTTAAAGGGATCAAAAAAAACGAAAAGAAGTTTGAAAATGATTTTATAGTAGGTACTCCCGATGTTATCACTAAGGACACTGTAATCGATATGAAAAACTCTTGGGATTGCTTTACTTTTCCTTTATTAGATAACGAGATACCTAATAAAGACTACTTTTATCAGTTACAATGTTATATGGCGTTAACTGGTAAAAAGAAAGCTAAATTAGTTTATACTCTAATGAATACTCCAGAGGATTTAGTTAAATACGATTTAATGAGCCATAATTACGACGAGATAGACCCGAAGTATAGAATTAAGGTTTTCGACATCGAAAGAGACGAAGACGTAATAGACGAGATTAGGAAAAGGGTTATCGAGATTAGAAACCATTTAGAGGTAGTAACCGCATTTATTTAACGGGCTTGCGGTATGGTTAGTAAAGCCACCTACTACCGCAACCTATAAAATACAAACTTTAATTGGCTTTATTAACTATGACCGCTTGTTAGCGGTTGTTATTTACTTACTTATGGATAAATTAATTGCTGAAATAGGCGATACAATAAGCTGGACATTTGACGACACCCCGACAGAAAGTAAAATGTTTAGAGGTAAAACATTTAGTGCAAAAGTGGCTATGGTTGACGTTGAAGAAAGACACTACGGGGTATATGCTGATTATGGGCAAGATTTGATACCATTTGACCACGCCACTATTCAGCGGACTAATAACCGCTAACGCTAAAGTAGAAAGCGTTTAAATGCTTTCTAAAGACCGTTAAAAGGCGTTTTAATGCCTATTTTTAAACAGTAATTAATTAAATTTTATAATATGTCACAACAAGACAAGATTTTCGTAGGAAACGGAAAAAAGAATGATCAGTACGGATTTATTAACTTTTCAATCTGTTTATCAGATTTGCCGCAAGAACACATCACTGAGTTCAAAGGTAAGAAGTACATTAATTTAACTATCTCTGAAAAAAGAGAATCACCAGATCAATATGGTAAGACTCATTCGGTAGTGGTTAACACTTGGAAGCCAGAAGGAAGTGCTGAACAAGCAAATGAAGAGGTAACAGATGATCTGCCTTTTTAAGTAAATTGATCAAAGAATTAGATTTAGAAATTATAGAGGGGTGGAAACGCTCCTCTTAAAAACAAAACAAAATGGGAAAATTAGGAGAAATTTTATTAGCAGTTTATTTTATTATTAGCCAGATAATGTCAATAGTGTTCTTTATTGATATTTGTAAAGACTGGGATAACTTATTAGCGATTATATTCGCTGGTCCGATAGTAGCAGAATTAAAAGGTCTACTTTGGGTATTCTTTATTTAATAACTAGCCTCTTCGGAGGCTTTAAAACCAAAACAAAATGAACAGATTTTTTGAAAGATTTAGAAAAAACGTATTAACTCAGTTATTTACTTATTTGGTCATTATGATTACATCTGGAATATTATCTAATTGGTTTTCTTGGACCTATCCGATTATGGTAGTTATGGCTATTGTTATAGCCTTTTACATATCCGTATTCGTAGTAGCCGGAATTGTTAACTTTATTAAAGACTTAAGAAGATGATTAGTTTTATTTTTGTTCTATTAGCTTCTATCTGTAATGCTATAATGGACGTAACTCAATTCCATTTTCATAGATCAATATTTAATAACGATTTATTTAGAGCTAGATGGTGGAATGGTCAAGTATCTTGGAGGAATAAATACATTAACGGAGACGTTAAGCAGGGTAGAACTAGTATACCAGTATGGTTTACGGATGCTTTCCACTTCTTTAAGAGTTCTATGATTATTAACTTGACTTTAGCGATAGTATTATATGATGTTATGATTAACCCGTTAATAGATTTTTTAATCTTAGGTCTTACTTGGAACACTTTTTTTAATTTATTTTACAGACACTTACTTAAAAAACAAACTTATGAGCAAAAAAAGAAGCGTTAATACTGCCTTTTGGAGTGACCCTTTTATAGAGGATATAGCTCCAGAGTACAAACTGTTATTCCTTTATTTGATCACAAATGAGAAGACAAATATGTTAGGGATTTATGAAGCATCTAAAAGAAAGATGTCATTCGAAACAGGATTATCTATTGAATGCATAAAGGATGCATTAGATGTTTTTCAAAGATTAGGCAAAGTGAAGTACGTTGATAACTACATTATTTTAGTTAATTATATGAAGCATCAGAAATACAATACAAACATGAAGAAGAGTGCTATTGAAACATTCAATGAGTTGCCATCTTCTGTTAGAGACAATATTGATGTTTTAGATAAAACTGATGTAGATAAATCATTCAATTTTTTGATAGATAATTATTCTAGTGTTAAAGGAATTGCTACTATAACAACTGAAGTCGAAGATCCATCAAATTATTACGAAAATGGTCATTTGATATTATCAATGAAAGATTACGATAAACTTTTGAAACACTATGATTCTGCTACTATTGATCACTACATAGCTAAGATTGAAGGTTGGAAAAAGAATAAGCAAGTAAAAAGCGTTTACCTAACTATACTTAATTGGCTTAAACGAGACCAGGAAGTTAAAAAGAACGACGTTAAGATAATTAAAAACGAATCTTACTCTACAGGATTTAACGAACACTTTTAAAATAGAATAATATGAAAGAGAAGTTACTTGTAAGTTTTAGCGGTGGAGAAACATCAGGATATATGCTTTATTGGATTTTAAACAATTGGCAAGATAAGTATGAGATAAAAGTTGTTTTTGCTAATACTGGAGAAGAAAATGAAGAGACTCTTTTATTTGTAGAAAGATGCGCTAATCTATTTAATATTGAAGTTATTTGGGTTGAGGGAGTTTTTCATAAAGAACACGGTAAAGGAACTACACATAAAATAGTAAACTTTGAAACGGCTACAAGGTCAAATAGACTTTTTGAAGAAATGATTCAGGTTTATGGAATACCAAACAATTCTTATCCTCATTGTAATAGAGAGTTAAAACTCCAGCCAATTAAAAGCTATTTAAGAAGTATAGGTTGGAAAGATTACTATACTGCAATTGGAATAAGGTATGATGAGATTGACAGAATAAACAGTAAAAGAAAAGAACACAAACTTCTTTATCCATTAGTAACAGAAGTAAAAACAACAAAGACAAAAGTGAACTCATGGTGGGATGAACAGCCTTTTAGATTAGAGTTAAAAGGTTATCAAGGCAATTGCAAAACGTGTTGGAAGAAGTCAGAAAAAAAACTTCTAAAGATTGCTTTTGAAGCTCCTGAAAAATTTAATTCTTTTAAGATCCTTGAAGAAGAGTATTCAAATTTTATCCCTGAATCAAGAAGTCTTGAAGGCAAATCTGATAATTATAAGATAACATTCTTTAGAAAAAACAGATCTGCTGAATGGTATATTGAAAATGCCGTTGACTTAATTGTTAAAGATGATAGTTCTGAAACATCAGAGCAGCTTGATTTATTTGAAGAAAGCTGTGATATTTTCTCAATGTGCGGAGACGACAATAACAATTAAAATAATATGAAAACGAACAAACCAAAACACTATTACGAGCTTAAGGACGTTTCTAATGAATTATTTAAGCTAAGAGAAAAAGGATTAACGAGAGGTAAAGAAATCGGATTTGACTTCGATAAGTGCGGAATGTCTATTAAAAAAGGTTGTACTACTTATATCGCAGGCGCACCTGCTTCGGGTAAGTCAGAATGGTGGTTAGAGATATTAGTTAACCTATCTTGTATATACGGAGATAAGCATATTATATTTACTCCTGAGACTGGAGAAGTACACGAGGTTTTCGCTGAACTTTGCCATAAGTACGTTAACAAGCCTTACTTCGGTAAAGATGATGTTAAAATGACTGAAGCGGATAAAAGCCAAGCGGAGTATTTTATAGGTGAACACTTTGTAGTTATCGACCCTAAAGACGATACTATGACTTTAGATCAATATTATGAAATGGTTGATCAAGTTGAAGAAGAACTTGGATGGAAATTCAATACTACAACAATTGATCCATTTAACGAAGTTAAGCATGATTTTAGCGGTAGACAAGATTTGTATGTTGAAGAACTTTTAGGTAAGTGTAGAAGAAACGCTAGAAAAACCGGTAGACATAACTGCTTAATCACTCACGTTAGAGACCAGCCTATCATCGAAAAAGATGGTAAGAGATTTTGCCCAATACCGACTCCAAGAGAGTTTGCCGGAGGTCAAGCGTGGTTTAGAAAAGGTGAACAGATGATTATAGTATGGAGACCTCCTTACGGAGTTACTAGAGATAACGGACAAGGAACTTACGAAGCAAACGAGGCTATTATAAGGATAGCTAAAGAAAAGCCCAAAGGTGCTTCTAAGAAAGGAGATTATACTTTCTTTTACAATAAGGAAATGAACGCTTACTACTGTAAAGATTGGGACGGAGTGGATATTTACGCTGATAGGACTAAGCTTAAAGAAAGGTGTGGGATTCAAGAAGAAATGAGCTTTGATAAAGAAGAAACCACTGAAGCATTTAACAAAGGAACAACATTTAATAGAGATGAGGATTCAATACCATTTTAAAAATGAATATAGAAGGAAATACATTATACAGTTATGGAGTTTTAGGAACTATCATAGCAAAGTTAGATGCCAGACAAGATAAAAGCGAATCGGTTAAAAAAACATTAAATGATCTAAGGAATGTTAGAATTCATATAATGTACTTACAGAATACTTTAGAGATGTGTCAGCATAAACTACAGAAAATGGAGTTAGAAGATTGTAGAAGAGATGCGGCGATTACGTCTTATCAAAGAAAGTTAAGAGTACAAGAGAAGGAACTTAATGAGATTAAAGAAGTTTTATACGACTCTATTTAATTAATTTTTAATATTTTACACACAAATAAATAAGAATGCCTAGTAAAAAAGCCACAATGGATTATAGAAAGAAAAACCCTCATCAAGTTAGGATGAGCCCTGAAGAATATCAAGTTTGGAAAGAGTTCAAAAATGATAAGAACGAAAGAGAATCATTATTAAAAGAAGAAGCTACTCAAGCAGGTATCGACTTAAAAGATATTAAGCATTATTGGTATAAATCTGAAAAGTTTTCGATGTTCGCAAAGAACGATGTTAAGTCATTAGATGAGATAAAAGCTGAAATACTAGATGAGATTAAGTCACTAGCCCCAAAGTTCCCTAAAATCAAAAGAAAAGCATCAGAGGATGATCATCTTTTGTTTATCGGATTAGCTGATTTACATTTAGGGAAATTATCAAGTGCTTTTGAAACTGGTGATCCTTATAATCACATGATCGCTGAAGATAGAGCTAAAGAAGGAATTATAGGTTTATTAGATAAATCTTCTGGATTCAACATTGATAAGATAGTTTTTAATATGGGTAACGATGTTCTTCACGTTGATACCCCTAAAAACACTACTACATCTGGAACACAGCAAGATGCTTCTCTTATGTGGTATGATGCTTTTAGAATGGCTTTTAAACTAATGGTTGAATTGATTGAGATTTGTTCTAGTGTTGCTGATGTTCACGTTATTTATGATCCATCTAATCACGATTACATGAGCGGATTTATGTTAGCTCAAGGGGTTGAAGCTTGGTTTAGAAAATCTAAGAATGTAACATTTGATGTTTCAATTGCTCATAGAAAATACTACAAGTACGGTAAAAACTTAATTGGAACTACTCACGGAGATGGAGCTAAAGCTGATAAGTTACCTCAACTTATGAGTATTGAAGCTAAAGAACATTGGGTAGATTGTGATCATTATTATATCTATACTAAACATCTACATCATAAAGTTTCTAAAGACTATATGAATGTGAATGTTGAGACATTAAGATCTCCTTCTGGAACTGACTCCTGGCATCATCGAAATGGGTTTCAACATGCTCCTAAAGCTGTCGAAGGATTTTTACATCATAAGTTATTTGGAAGAATAGCTAGTTTAACTCACTTATTTTAATGGCTCATTATCACTATACAATTAAAGAGAATCCAATATCATTAAACGATTGGTACGCCGGGAAACATTGGACAGTTAGGAAGAAACAAAAAGATAGGTGGTACGCTATTTTTAAAGAAGTTTTAGATAATAACATCCCTAATATAAAGAAAGAGTATAGGATCAAGATGCATGTTAATTCTAGGCATGATCCTTCTAATGTTATAACAATGATCAAGATATTTGAAGACACTCTTAAAAAGCTAGGTTATATTATAGATGATTCACCTAAATACTGTAAAGGTATCACTATAGAACCTCATCCAGACTTAGAAAAACCATCATTCAATCTAGTTCTAGAGAGTTTATAGTTAATTTTTTCTCATTGAAAATCAAGCACTTAAGAAATTAGGTGCTTTTTTTATGTTAAAAAGTTTTCAGTTACAAACAAAAGTCTGTATATTTGATATATCAATAATTAAAAAACGAATAAATATGAAATTAAGAAGCGGACAAATTCAAGATGTTAAAAGAGCAATCATCAACGAAGTAAAAGAATTAGAGTACGGTACTAGAGGTCTTAACTCTTATGTAACATTAACTGGTTTAGATTTAGACTTACAGTACTCTTTAAAAGTAGCTCCAGTAGTAGAAAGTGGTTTAACCTTAATAGCTTGTTTAGATTATTGTGTAGGATTCGATAAGGAGGGTAACTCTATTGAGATAGTTAACGAAGAAGACATTGAACGTATAACTGTTAAACTTTGGTAATATGGATGATGGAATTTTACAAGCAATAGAAAAAATAGATGTTCTTTTAGAAGCTTATCAAGCTAGACTTTGTACACAAAAGGATAATAGATCATTGAAACAAGGTTTTGACGATTTATGGTTTATTAAAGAACAACTTTGGAGAGTAGGAAAAATAGAAAACAATTAAATATGAAAAGGAAAGAAATAGAAAAATTCAACAAAGCTAACGGTCAACAAATTAGTAATAGACCTATCACTAAATCAAATTTTGATTTGAACGTAATTAACTTTGATATAAAAGGTTATAAACATGCTAAAGAAGCTAACGATATTATCGGGGTTGCTCATCATTTAGGTAGTATTCTACACGCTGTTTTATCCTGTTCTGTTGAACACGGATTAGAAATGAGCCCTATATTTGAAGTTATCAACGATGAACATATCAATTTTATCAAGAACGGAGAATATGAAGTTAGAGATAGGATCAAAGGAGCTTTATCTTACTCTATTCAGTATGATGGAGCAGTAACTGATCCAAATAAAAGAGTTAAGGACATTGACGTTGAGGTTGAGAAATATGTAACAACTGTTGTTGACTGTGTTGCTAATTACTTTGATGTAACTGTAAATGCTTTATGTGGAGAGAGTAGAAAAAACCCACTCCCAGTAGCTAGACACTTGATCAGTTACTTTTGTTTTGAGAGATACATTTCTTACTCTCAATTTGGTCCTATATTAACTAACATTATTAATAGGGATAGAACAACCTTTATACACGGTAATAAAAAAATCGCAGAAGGTATGCCTTATGACTCTAAACTTAGAGTAGCTGTTAAAGAGATTGAAGATCAAATAAAAAGAACACTATTACAATTAAATTGTTAAAAAAGTTTCATTTATTAACAGAATATACTTATATTTGAATCAATAACAAAAACGAATAATTATGAAAGTACAAGATCTAAGAAAAGAATTGTCAAACGGAATCACAGACTTTGCATTTATTAAAAAGGACGGTTCAGTAAGAATAGCTAAAGGTACTACGAATTTAACCTTTGTTCCAGTAGAAAAACATCCAAAAGGAACAGGGAAAGCGAGTGACAAAGTTTTAGCTTACTTCGATTTAGAAAAAGATAACTGGAGATGTCTATCAGTTAACACGGAATTTGTAACAGCTTAATAAACCAATATGAATATTTTAGAAAAAGCAAATGAGATCGTGAACGAACGATCAGAAGAAAAAGAAAGACAGTATGGACCGTTTCAGCAGTGTATGCTTAAAACGGCTAAATTAGCCTCTATAATGAGCAATAAAGAGATTTCTATAGTAGATGCTTATAATGTGTTAGTGGCTCTTAAAATGGCTCGTCAGAGCTATGCCCATAAAGAAGATAACTTACTTGACGCTGTGGCTTATTTAGGGTCCTTAAATAACTTCTTAGAAAAAGAAGGGAGCCCTAATAACAGACTAAGTGATGAAGAATACGACGAAGCCTACGAAAAAACTTTGAGGCCTAAAACAGCTTTTGAAAAGTTTGATGAGGATTACGAAAAGACATTGGGGTATAAAATGAGTAATAGACATAGGTAGTATGAATACTTACGAAGAAAACTATTCGGCAGCTATACACTTAGTGGCTAAGAAAGGAGAAAAAATAAATTCCAGGAATGGAAAGGTTCGCCAATTAACAGGAATCCAGATTAGGGCCAATCTAAGGGAAGGTTTTCCCATTGTAACAGGTAAAAAGATTTTTCCTAAAAGTATATTTGTTGAGGTTGAGTGGTTATTAAGAGGAGAAACAAATGTAAAGTTTCTTCAAGAAAGGGGCGTTACCATTTGGAATCAATGGGCAAAAGAAGATGGTGATTTAGGACCAGTTTATGGTAAACAAATCAGGGATTTTGAAGGGGTTGACCAACTTAAAAACCTTATTAAAGATCTTAAGTCTAACTATACTTCAAGAAGACACCTAATAAGTATGTGGAACCCTATTAGAATTAACGAGATGGAACTACCTCCTTGTCATTATGCTTTTCAATTAGTTACTTACCCGGACCATATTGATATTGTCGTATCAATGAGGTCTTTAGATTTATTTATTGGATTGCCTTATGATGTAGGAATGTACGCCACTATTTTATCTATAATAGCTAAAGAACTTAATAAAAAACCTGGTGAAGTCATTATAAACGCAGCAGCTTGCCATTTATACGAGGAGCATGTTTCAAAAGCAGCGATTTATGCGGGGCGTAAAAAGAAAGCCTTACCAACTTTAGTAAACTGTCCAAAGTTTAGTGAGTTCAGCTATGATAAGATGATTTTAGAAAACTATAATCCGGATTCAAGATTAGAAGTAAAAGTGAAAAAATAAAAATTAAAAATTATGGAATTAAAAAACGAATTTAGCTCAATTAGAGAATGGGCAAAAGACAAAGGAATCTTCGAAAAAGGAGATGTAAAGACACAAACTTTAAAGCTTTATGAAGAAGCTGGAGAATTATCAAAAGCAGTGCTAAAAGATGATATTCCAGAGATCATTGATGCTATTGGTGATTGTGTTGTAGTACTAACTAACGTAGCTGAGTTAGCTAAGATCAAGTATGGAATTGATATTACTTTAGAATCTTGTGTTAATGAGGCTTATAGTGTTATTGCTAAGCGTAAAGGTAAAATGGAAAACGGAACATTTGTAAAAGAAGCCTAATGAGAAGATACGTTGCTAAAATAGATTTGTCTGATTTTAATAATAGATCTACCGGGGAACTTGGGGAGCTAGCTTTCAAAAGCTGGTTCCTTAAGAACTTTCAAGGTGAAACTATTCATGATCAGTCGTTAGATAGAGATTACATGGGAATTGATTTTGCTTGTAATAAAGGTTACACTTACCAAGTCAAAGCTACTTCTAAAAAAACCTACACCTTTAATTGCTCTTTAGAAAGTCTCTCTAAACATTTAAGGGCAGACTTCTATGTATTTATTCAAATTAAGGATAAATACGCTTATATTGAAGGTATTTACAGTGAAGACTATGTAAAAGCAAATATAAAAGAGAGTTATAAGTATAAGAACACTTTTGTTTATGCAAAGGATTTATTACAACAAAAATTATTTAATTAATTATGGATTCACAGAAAGAGAGCTTTATTAAGCTTATAGAGTCAATAGGTTATCCTTATAGGAGTATGACTCAAATTGACAAAAAAGAGTTAATTAATTTACACAGAAACGTTTTCAATAAGAGTAGTGCATATTACGAAAGTCGTACGTGTAGCTCTTGTTACGTCTCTATGCTTAACGACTTAGTGATCAAGTTTAATTTACCTAAAAGAATTGAAGTCGCTAGAGATTACGAAACTAGAAAAGCTATTTGTCTGGATTGTACAGCTACAAAAGATCAAGAAGGACCAATATACACTTGCGGTAAGTTAGGTAAACCTTCTAACGGTAAAAACAAAACTTGCGGATGTGTTATTAATGTTAAGGCTAGGTTTAAAATGTTCTCTTGTCCTAGAGGTAAATGGTAGATCATGTACGAATTTAATTTTATAAAATGTAGTGAGTACAATTTTGTTAATAAATTGGAGAAAGCTACAGAGTTAGGTTGGGAGTTAGCAGGTAATATAAATCCCTATAGAGGTAGAGGTTCTGGAGGTGAGCAGACCTATTTTACTATACCATTAAAAAGAAAAAAAGAAAGATGAGTAAGACAATAAAAGATTATTTCTCTATTAAAGAGTTAGTAGACGAAGAGGTGTTTAACAGATTTGGTAATGGTGCTTGGAAGTTTTTAGATGAAAACTTATTAGATTGTTTATTCATTATTAGACATAACTTAAGAAAACCTATAACGGTTAATAATTGGGCGTGGAGAGGTGAGTTCTCTCAAAGAGGATTAAGGCATAATAATAGCCCTATGGTTAAAAAGAAAACTAAGGCTTACTTATCAGCTCATATGTTTGGTAAAGCGGTAGACTTCGACGTTGAAGGAATGACAGCTATAGAAGTTAGAGAATGGATAGTAGCTAATGCTGACTTATTTCCTTGTCAGATTAGGTTAGAAAGGAATTTAAAAGGGAAGCCGATTTCTTGGTGTCATCTTGATTGTATCCAAGACGAATCTAAGTCGAAAGTGTATCTATTTGATGTTTAAAAGCATATAATAATTATGGCAGGAAAGAAAAAAGAATACGTAGCAGACTCAGTAGAAGTCGATAATAGAATAGCTGAAGCAATAGATTTTTTGCTTAACAAGAATATGAGTAGAGGTGAATGGGTTATTCACTGTAAGAAGAAGTATGGTATTGAGTCAAGACAATCTGATACTTATTGGAAGAAAGCTAAAGATCATGTGAAAGAAAAATTCGCTAAAGATAGAGAAGCTATGGCTGAATCACATCACGCTAGACTTTTTAAGTTATATATGGAAGCTATTAAAGAAGGTGAAATGGAAATAGCTAGAAAGATCTTAGCAGATATAGCAAAGCTTACTGGAGTAAATGAACCAGATAAGAAGGACGTTACTAGCGAAGGAGAAAGAATACAGATTAATATTGGAATTGAACCGGACGAAGATAATGAGGAGTAAATTATTAGAAGAAAATAGAAGAAAGAGAAAGGAGTTTAGAACTAGGGTTAGCGCTATGCCTTTCGAGATTAGATATAGTAGCTCGTTTAGATACGTAGGCGCTAAATTTAGAAGAACACGTACTTATGGTGAAGAATGATATTAAATTAACTAAGAAACAAGCATTAGCGTTTAAATACCTAAATGACAAGGAGACTATAGAGGTGCTATACGGCGGGAGTGCCGGAGGGGGTAAGTCCTTCTTCGGCGTTCTTTGGTTAATACATAATTGTGTAAAGTATCCGGGTACTAGGTGGTTAATGGGACGTTCTAAATTAGATGCTCTTAAGAAAACCACTCTTAACTCCTTTTTTGACGTTACCGGAATGTTAGGTATTGATTCGGAGTATAATTATAACGCTAACGAGAAAACTATAACTTTTAAAAATAAGTCGCAGATAGTTCTAAAGGATTTGTTTCTATATCCTTCAGACCCTAACTTCGATAGTTTAGGTTCTCTTGAGATTACCGGCGCTATGATAGATGAGGCTAACCAAGTGGTAGAAAAAGCTAAGAACATTGTAGTATCAAGGATTCGTTATAAGTTAAATGAATATAACTTAACTCCTAAGTTATTAATGACTTGTAACCCTGCTAAGAATTGGGTTTTTACTTCATTCTTTAAACCTAGCGTAGAAAACCGTTTACCTAAGCATAGAAAGTTTATCCAAGCTTTAGCAACAGATAATAAGCATTTACATCCTTCTTATATAGAATCTTTAAAAAGATTGGACGAAGCTTCTAAACAAAGACTTTTATACGGGAATTGGCAGTATGATGATGATTTAGCTAAACTATTCCCTTTTGAGAATATAGTAGACGCTTATACTAACGAATTTGTACCTGAAGGAGAAAAGTATATAACTGCGGATATAGCTCGTTTTGGTAATGATAGTACCGTAATAGCTTTATGGAACGGATGGAGATTAGAGAGGGTTATTAAGCTTGATAAATACGATACAGTCCAAACATCACAAGAGATTAGAAAGTTAGCTACGGAAAACTACATCCCTATGAGTAGGGTTATAGCTGATGCCGACGGAATTGGAGGAGGAGTAGTGGACCAGTTAAGATGCAAGAGTTTTGTAAATAACTCGACTCCGGTTAAAGTAGAAGGGTCTAAGCAAAACTTTAGTAATTTAAAAAGTCAATGTTACTTCCATTTAGCTGAGAAGTTTAAAAAGAAAGAGGTTTACTTAATAGATAGTACTTTTAAAGAACAGTTAAACGAAGAGTTATCTTTAATCCGTAGAAAGGATATGGATAAAGACGTTAAATGGGCGGTAGAAGGTAAGGAGACTATTAAAACTATGCTAGGTAGATCTCCAGATATTGCAGACACGATAATGATGCGTAGCTATTTCGAACTCGTAGGTTCTAAATCTTGGATTGATGATTTAATCTAATAAAATTATTCTCATTGAAAATCAGGCAGTTAGAAAATAACTGTCTTTTTTTTGTTAAAAAAGTTTCATTTATTAACATTAAAAGATGTATATTTGAAACAACGAACAAAAACAAAACGATATGTTACATTTTATTTCAGACAGTCAAGCTACTTTTCATTTAGATAATGAAGAAAAAGTATTATCAACTCTAAATAGGTTAGGTGTTGGTTTCGAGATTAAAAAACCCTCTTATTATTTACAGCAAATAGGCTGCCTTAAAGCGAAAGTGGTTTTCGATTATAGTTTAAGCGTGAGAGAATTGTTTATTTTACAAAACGACAAAATTTTTAGTTAACCAATAGCCCTACGGGGCCACAAACAAAACGATATTATGAAAAACGAGATTAAAAACAGAGCAAGAGTAGCTAGTGTTAACCAGAGTAAAGAGGATAAAATGCACTTAGTTTATTTAGCTATGCTTAACGGTATTAAGATTAACGAAGAGTTAAAGTCTTTATACGATAAGAAATTAATTCTAACTTGTGATAGTATCTATTATTTAAACGACGAACTTATTATACCGGGTTTTAACGAAGAAGAGCCAGTTCCTTCTTATAACGGTAACGGAGTAGAGGAAAAGATAGTAGACTATAGCGAGTTAATGAGCTACTTAATAAGAAAAAATAAAGAGAATTTAGAGCTTTGCTCTATAAAGTATAAAGGAGTTCTAATAGATTGCTATTATATCTTTAATGAGTTTGAGTTTACTTTAAAATATGTAATGCTAGGAGATACCAATATTACTGACTTAGTAGACTTAGAGTCTATTGAGATAGATCTAGCAAACAAGTTAATAGATGATTGGGCTAGTTAATTAATTAAAAACGAAATCGAAAAACTATAAACTATGAAAACAGAACACAAATTAGAAAACGGGACTATTTTAGAGGTTGGAAAGAAGTATATTGGAAATAGCTGGGAGGATTATGAGTATATGACTATTAAATACTTAGCGGATAGTTTTTTCGTTTATGAGTTAGACAGAGGTACTAAACATACTCAACATACTTGTGATTATGATTTCGCTTATAATAGTTGGAACTTACAACCTTACCAAGAACCAAAGAAAATGGTTAAGATTTATAAGTATGCTTGGTTTAGTTCATTTACTTGGCTTGAAACAAACTCTTACTACAAAGATGACCAAACTTTTCAGAAAGATTATGATTGTGATAAATTCATCCGATTAGATTACACTGAAATCGAAGTGGAAGATTATGAGTAAAAACTGTATGATAAACGATACAAAACAAGCTAAAAAGCGTGTTAATGTATTATAAACAATACAATTTAAAATAGGTTAAAAGACGTTTATTCATAACTTTATTTTTTAATGTTTAGAGAGGTTTAACCAGCCTCTCTTTTTTGTTTAAGTACTTTACTATCAATTAGTTTAATGGTTCGGAAGACTTAAGAAGGGTTTAGAAGTCTTTTAAAGGGTTAAAAAGCATTAAGGAATGGTTCCGAAAGTTAAATTAAATATAATTTTAATATAATTTAATCTAAGTTAATTAGTAAGTAATAAGACTTGATAGACCTAATTACAAACTACAAATTACAAAAGAGCCCATTTAAAGCGTTTTTAAACAACCTGGTTATAGATAACACTATTTTATATTTATAATACATTAGAAGCTTTGTTTGGAGCTTTATTTTTAGTTTAAGGATAATGTTTTATGCTTTAGTTTTAGGAATTAAAAGGTTATATTTATGTCATGAACATAAAGGAGTTAATGCAAAAGACTAGCTATCAAGCCACTACAGAGCAAATGGTAGCTATAGTTGAATGGTACGTTAAAGAAAAGACTGGTAGATCAGTTGATATTGACATGTACTCCGATTCTATTACAGGTCGTAATAGGATAAACCCTGTATTGTTTAAGGTTTACGTTAATAAGCTTTTTAGAGCTTACGTTAAAGCATTAGAGTATTATAAAAACGATTATAAAAGTGATATCGATTAAAGAACACGGATTACCTGAGACGGATAGGACTTACCTAATCTATTCTCCAGACTACGAACCTAAGCCATTCGAAGCTTATTTAGATGATAACGGAGACTGGCACGACGCAAGATTACCTAAGAGTGGTTTAGCATTTATATTTTACGAGGTTTTAGAATACGAACCTATAGACATTATTGAAGATACAAGCGAACTATATGATTAAAGGGCATTTATACAGAGGGAAAGAACGAATAGATTTTAGTATCCCTGAACAATGGAATGAGATTACTTTAGAAGCCTTTGAAAGGATTAAAGAGGATAGCGATGAATTAGAGATATTCAGTGTGTTATCTAACTTAGATTTAGAGTTAGTTAAATCTTGTAAAGCTGAAGAGGTTAGTTACATCGTTGAACAACTATCTCGCTTATTCGATTATGAGGCGTTAAGTGATCTTAAAGGTGTTGTAGAAGAGGTTGAGTTAAACGGAAGGACTTACACGATTACTACAGAGCTTTTAGGGATGAAAGCAGGACAATGGTGGGACGTTAAGAAAGTAGAACAGATGTACCAAGATAAGCCGGTAGAAGGTATTAGACATATCTTATCTATCCTTATGTTAGAGAAGGATAACGAATACGACTATTCGAACGTTAAACAAACTTACGAGGACTTAGCTAAGTTAGACGTAGAGACAGCTTTTAAACTTCGTAGTTTTTTTTTGAGCAGTCAGGTCTTATATTTACTAGATTCTCAGCGCTCTTCGATAAAGAATACGACGCTAAAGAACTTAAAGCAGGTTACGATACGCTTAGTCGTAAATATGGTAGTTTACTTACCGTCTACGGTTTGGCACAGGATAAAGCGATTATTAGCGCCATATTTGGAGAGAAAGAGAAGATAACAGATTACAGCGTAGGAGAGGTGTTTACTTACCTTATGCTTAAGCAAGAGAAAAACGAATGTGATATAAAATATAACAAGTAATGAACTTAAATACAGTACAGAATATCTTTAAAGACTTAGCTACTAAGCATAAAGCTATTAAAACTTTTTACACGGGGTTAGCTTCGGAGTTTAATCCTGACTTCGAGTTAACTTATCCGGCTTTAGTAGTGGACCCAGTTAGTATAACTAAGTCAGCTAGAGAAGGATTCTTTGTTAACAATTGGAATCTAGTCGTAGAGATTATAGATATCCTATCTGAAGAGCGAACTATGGACGAGGTTAACTCTACCTTAGATTCTACTCAGAGGATATTAGACCAAGTTATAAGCCGTTTTATTACGGACTTTAACGATACTATTTTAACCTACGATAACGAGAGCGAGAGAGCAGATTGGACCATTCAAGATAACTTTACTGTTTTACCTTTAATAGACGACGAGGATAAGAATCATACTGGATGGCAGGTATCATTTACAATAACCGAGCAAGTACGTTTTAGCACTTGTTGTAACGACGACGTATTCGATGCCTAGACCTTTCTCACAGACTTTTATTAGAGTTAAGATAGCCGGATTCGATATGATAGACGATATTATAAACGATCTTAATAAAGAAAAGAAAAACGCTACCGGAGACTTAGCTAAGTCTTTAAGGGTAGAAGCTTCCGAGTTAGGAGGTATAGTATCTGTAAGGTTTAAAGCTAAGAGTTATTGGAAGTTTGTAGATAAAGGACGTAAACCGGGTAAACGACCTCCTATAGCACCTTTAGAGAGGTGGGTAACGGCTAAACTAGGAATAACAGATGAAGGTAGTGTAAGGTCTATAGCTTTTGCTATCGCTAATAAGATTAAGAAGAGAGGTATTAAGCCTACTTATATCTTTAGAAATAATATAGATAAGTTTAAAGGTAACTTAAAAAGCCTTATATTAAATACGGGTAAAAACGACGTAACTTTAGAAATAAGAAAAATTTTAAATAGATGAGTACAATATTATCAACTACTTTCGGTGCTACGGTAACGATTAACGGAACTACTTACGCGGTAAGTAATAACGAGAGTATAACATTAACGGGAGAGGACGCGGTATTACAAACAGTAAACGTACCTACTTCGGAGACTACTTTAGCTAACTTAGGAGCTGTAGGTCCAGCTTCTTTAACGGACTTAAGCTACTTAGTAGTAATTAATAGAGACGGAACGAACTTCGTAAGACTAAGGCTATCGGATACGGGAGGCGCTACTATGGACGTTAAGTTAGAAGCAGGAAAGGCTTTCGTATTTAATTCAAGGGAATTAAGTGTATCAGCTACAGAGGGTGTTTTTGCTTCTTTCTCTAATATCGACAATATTAAAGCTCAGGCGGATACTGCTGCTTGTGATGTAGAACTATTATTAGCTTACTAATATGGCTTTAACGGTTTTAAGTAGACCGGATAGCTATAGCGCAGCATATCTACCGGTAGAATACAAATTTACATCAGACTTATCTCCTAATTCAATATCTGGAGAGTCGGACTCTAACGGTACATTATTTGGTACGGATAACTCAGGAGATGATGTCTTAGTAGGTACTCAGCCTTTGCCTTTAGTAGTAGGTGATTACGTTTACTTAGAGAACGCAGGAGTTTATAACGGAGTGCATAGAGTTAGCTCTATTAATAACGGTACTGAAGGAGTAAGCGTAACGGGGTTCTTTATAGATACTCCAGTAACTACAGAGACTACCTTACCGGGTATCCTTAAACAAGCTGTAGAGGTTAGTAAATACTATAACAACTATAACGCAGTAGTAGACGTTTATATCTCTGGTAGCTTCGTCGTAAGACTTAGAACTAGACGTAACTTCGATAACGAGTTTATATTCGATTTAAGCTCTATTATCCAAGAGTATTTAGGTTCTGACTTACTTACTTTAGGTACTTCTACTACATCTACTTCGGTAGACTTAAGTAAAGAGGTTTATATTCAGTACGCGGAGGAATACGATGTAATTAGTAACGGTATTGCTACGTTAACTTTAACTAGCTTTACAGATGATAGCACTAATACTTTTATAGGAGTAAATAGTACTATTCCTTACGTATTTATGAACGACTTCTCTATAAGTTCTGCTAACTATAACCTTAGCGACTTTTATAGTACTAACGCTCTATTTAACGGTGCTTCGGCTTATAATTGGCTTACTCTTCAACCAGACGAGGTTAGGTTAAGTAGTAACGACTCTTATCAGATGAGTTTTATTAATGCTACTCAGACTTATAATGGAGGTACTAATCCTATAGCAGTTAACTTAGATTACGTATTAAGGACTTACGATAATCAAGGATCTTTAATAGCTACTAATATCATAGTAATAGATACGGATACTACGACTAATTTAGAAGGAGTTTATAACGTACCAGTAGGACCAAGTAACCTATCAACTTATATTACTAGCGACGTAGTTAAGTATACGGTTCAAACTAGAATAGACGAGTTTATCTTAGCTGATTTAAGAACGTTTATTATAGAAGACGATTGTTCACCTACTAGAGTAGAGAGGCGCTTCGAATGGGTTAATTCTTTAGGAGGATTAGACGCTTTTACTTTTAAGGGTAAAGAGGTTAGAGATATAGATGTAGAGAAAAGAACTTTTAAAAGAATCTTAAACTCTGTTAGGTCCATTCCTGAGCGTTCAGTAACTACTTTCGGAGTAGAGACTAAAGACGTTTACACAGTTAATAGCGGAATCGTATCTAAGAAAGAGAGAGACTGGCTACTAACTTTAGTAGAATCTCCTGAGGTTTACTTAATCGTAGACGGATATAGATTACCTGTCCAAGTTAACACTACTTTCGCAGTAGAGAAGTTAGCGGAGTATTCTTACAACGTAACTATGGAGTACGAGTTAGCTTATGAAAAAATAATACAACGTAATTAATGGCGACACCTTTAAACATATACGAGTTAGATAAGTTTAATCCTTACGACTTCTTTATACCTTTAACTTTTTCTATAAATGACTTTAGAGATATATCGACTCGTAACGGAACTTATAGTAAGACGGTTAAGATACCGGGAACTAAAAAGAACGATTCTTTGTTAGGGCATAGTTTTAAGATTAATGCGGAGGGATTCTTCGATAGGAATCAGAGAGTACCTGCAATTATAGAAAAGGACGGTATTAGATACTTAGACGGTTCTATGCAGCTTAAAAGTATTGATATTAGCGACGGTAAGAATTGGGTTTATAATATTATCCTTTACTCTGACTTATCCGATTGGGGTAGTCTTATTAAGGATAAAAACATAAGAGATTTAAACTATGATACTTTTACCTATAACTCTACTAATATTGAAAGTTCTTGGTCTCATAATGGACGTGATAACGGTTATACTTTCCCTCTTATTAATTACGGTTATTTTAACGGTAATACCGAGTCTGATAATCAGCAAGTAGAGGAGTTTTTACCATCTGTTTTCGTTTATGATGTATTTAGAAAGATATTTAGAAATATAGGTTATACTTTAAAAGAAGGGTTCTTTGCTCGTCAAGAGTTTAGAGACTTAATCTTACCGGCTATTAAGACCGGTTTAACTGCTTCTTCGGATACCTTAAATGAGAATAGAGTAGAGGTTAGTAGTTTTTATGGTTTATACTTTCCTAGAAGGTTAGAAAACCAAGATACTAACTTACTATTTACAGATACAGACTTCGACGGGGGTTCTAATATGCTATCTAGTACTTACTACGTAGCGCCTTTCTTAAACGGTACTTATACTGGTACGGCTTCGGTTATACTTAAGAACTCGCAGATTATATCTAATAATATAGTATTAAGGATAGAAGAGGTTACTCCGGCTCTATCGTTTGTAAGTGAGTTAGCTTCGGAGACTATAAGCCTACCTTCTAACTCTAATAACGTAGAATTATCGACAGCTTTCGATGAGACTGCTATATCTCAGGGTAATTACATTAGAGTAGTAGTTCATTCGGACAATCCTAACCCTAAGATAGATGTAGGTTCTAATAACTTAAATATTACTCCGGTTTATGCGCCTTTATCTAACGGAGAAGAGATAAGTATTAAGGACTTTGTTTACGATATGAGACAAGACTCGTTTATCAAGTACTTCGTTCAGCTATTCAACTTAGTTCATATTACAAACGATAGAGCTAAGACGGTAGAGTTTTTCCATAGAGACGACTTTTATAAGACTATAGAAGAGGCAGAGGATTGGAGCGAGAAAATAGACGTATCTAAGACTCAGACTATAGAGCAGTTAGATGATAAGTTAAATAGAGATTTAGTCTTTGAGTACGAAGAAGACGATAACGACCAGTTATTAAAGAACTTTGAAGATATTTGGAAAACTAATCTTACGGACGATAGTAGACTATTAGATAACGAATTTTTAAAAGATGAGAAAAAAGTCGCAAGTGTTCGCTTCTCTGGAAGTGTGGGAAGTGGTACTATTATCCAGTCAGCAGGTGGAAGTTTATATCTGCCTCAACTGATTAATAACTTTAAATCTACAGGAAAAGAAATAGAATTAAATCCTAGATTATTAATCTACGAAGGTTTAAAAGACGGTAACTTTACTTTCGAGTCTGTGTTAAAAACTCAGTACCCTTCAGCTTACTTCATTAAAAGGGTTTCTGGTCCTTTCGACGTATCTTTAAGCTTTAAGGATTTAAACGAGGTAGATAAGTCTATCCAAGAAAATGATAGAGGGTTAGTTAGTAGGTATTACGGAGAACAGATAAGGCAATTTAATAACGCTAGATTATATACTGCGTATATGAGATTAACCGGAGTAGATATAGTTAACTTAGATTTTAGAAAGCCTAAGCTGATTAACGGAGTTTATTATTATCTTAATAAGGTAGAAGATTATAAAGCCGGAGTTTTTGAGTCGGTTAAGTGTGAATTTATACAAATAGTTTAATGGCTAGAGAGGAAATATTTTTTGGTATTAATATAGATACCGGTGAAGTAATAAAAGACTTCGGAACCTTAAAGAAAAGGACTAAAGAATTAAAGAAGGAATTAGATGGTACTAATGTAGGTACTAAAAGGTTTGAAGAGCTTAAGAAAGAGATTACAGCTAACCAAGCTACTATAAGAAGGTTTAATAGATCTTTAAGAGACACTAAATCTTTAGCTACTAGAGTAGGTCAAGGAGTTACTACGGCTTTTAAAAGAGTAGGAGGTGTTTTAGCGGGTGCTTTTGCGGTTAGTAAACTTGTTGAATTTAGTAAAGAGGTAGCTAACATTACTTCAAAGTTTGAAAAGTTAGAGGCAGTATTAGAGACTGCTTTAGGCTCTAAATCAGAGGCTCAAAAGAGCTTTCAAATGATACAAAAATTTGCCGCTAGAACTAACTTTAGTGTACTTGAATTAACAGATGCTTATGTTAAGTTAGTTAATCAAGGGTTCAAACCTACTATATCAGAAATTGAGAACTTAGCAGATTTAGCAAATAGTACTGGTAAGTCATTCGACCAATTAACGGAGGCTATTATAGATGCTCAAGTAGGAGAGTTCGAGAGATTAAAAGAATTTGGTATTAGGGCAAAGAAAGAAGGAGATAATGTTAAGTTTACTTTTAAAGGAGTAGAGACTCAGGTTAAATTTACAGAGAAAGCGATTCAAGGTTATATACTAGCTTTAGGAGATTTGCAGGGGGTTAGCGGTTCTACTCAAAAGATTAGCCAAACATTAGGCGGTGCTATATCTAATCTAGGTGATGCTTGGGATAGTTTTTTAGTATCATTAGGTACTACGGATAGCTTTTTAGGTAAAATTATAAGAGGGTTTGTGAATCTATCGTCTTCTGTTATTAAGTTCTTTACGGAGACTGAAAAAGGTAGCGATAAGCTACAAAAGCAGAGAATGGAGCTTAATTTATTAGTAGCTAGAATAACAGATGCTAATATTAAGGAGTCAGAGAGGTTGAAACTTGTAAAAGAATTAAATAGTGTTTATCCTGACTTTTTAGGCAATTTAGAAGCGGAAAAAGCTACTAACGAACAGATAGCTAATAGACTTAAACAAGTTAATCAAGAGTTAATTAATAAGATTGCTTTACAGTTACAAGATGAGAAGCTTCAAGAGAAATTAACAGAGGCAGCAAGATTACAGAATATAGTATTTGAGCAAGAGCAAGAGATAAGAAGTGATTTAATTAAGTTAAATGAGGAGTATGGATTAGGTATAGACTTTGTTAATACTACTTTAGAGGAACAAATAACTAAAGCTAAAGAAGGGCTAGATGCTCAAACAGAAGTTATAGATAATATTAAGACTGGAATAGTGACTACTAATGCTCAAGGTAAAGCTAATAATGACCTCACATTGTCGTTAGTTACTTTAAAGTCAGCTCAAGAAGACGTTAATGAGGCTACCGAAGAGGCTAATAAACTGCAAAAACAAAGACAAGATTTGGTTAAGTCATTATTTGGAGGTGTTGAACCTACTGATGTAACTCAAACAATAACAACTAAATTATCTACCAAAACAGATAGCACTAAAGGACCTATAGATATAGCTACTACCGCAGAGGATAGTGCAGCGGTTCAGTTTGCTAAAGCTCAAACAATAGCTCTAGAAAAAGAATCTAAAAAACAAGTAGCTAACCTTAAAGATGCTAATAATGAAAAGGTAGAGAGTGAAAAGATGACTACCGAACAGATTAAGATGATGGATAACGCTAGGTTAGAGTCTCAAGCTGCTTTAGTAGGTTCTACCATATCTTTATTATCTAGAGATGAAGAGTCTAGAAAAAAGAACGGTAAGTTAATTAAAGCATTAGCTTTAGCTGAAATAGCTATTAATACACAAAAAGCTTTAATGAATGTAGAGGTTAACGAAAAATCGCCTTTATTCTTACCTAACCTTTTTACAGGAGGTTTAGCCGGTTTAACAGTAGGTACAGCTCAAAAGATTGCTATTATAGCTCAAGGTATAACCAGTGCGGCTATTGTAACACAACAAAAGTTCGCTAAAGGAGGTATTTTAAACGGTCCAAGCCACGCTAACGGAGGTATTAAAACGCCTTTTGGAGAGTTAGAAGGTGGAGAAGCGGTTATTAATAAGAAATCTACTAAGAAATACGGAGGTATCTTATCTGCTATTAATGAAGCTGAAGGAGGTAAAAGGTTCGCTAGAGGAGGAGTTTTAGGAGTACCTAATGTATCTAACGCTCCAAATAATTCAAATTTAGATATCATTAGAGCTATTAATAGTATAAATATGTCTCCTACAGTATCCGTAGTAGAGATCAACGAGGCTCAAACTAGAATATCAGAAATAGAAAACAACTCAACTTTATAAAAAAAAATGAAAGAACAAATCTCATCAATCACCGGTTTAACTATTAATCAAGTTAATATGTTATTAGAAGAAGGACTAATAGAGCCAAGAAACGCAGTTAGATTCTGTTTATGCGCAGATTTTAAAGAGTTAAAGGCTAAAAACCCTAACATACCTAATTCTGATATCTATTTTGACTTAGCTGAAAAACATAGAGTAAGTGAGTCTACTGTTTACAAATGGGTTAATAATTATAAAAAAATTTAAAAAACGTAATTTTTAAAAATCGTAATTAATAATATTTTACAACGTATGTGGTATAAAGCACAAAAGATTAATAATCAAGTAGAGGTAGATTTATTCGACGAGATCGGAGGATGGGGTATCTATGCTAAAGAGTTAAAAGACGAACTTTCTTCTATGATAGGTAATCCTACTGAAGAGGTTTTAGTTAATATCAACTCTCCGGGTGGTTCTGTTTTCGAAGGAATCGAGATTTACAATTACTTAAAAGGTTTACCTAATAAAGTTACTGTTAAGATTAATTCTTTAGCTGCAAGTATCGCTACTGTTATTGCTTTAGGGGCAGATGAGTTAGAGATTAGCGAAAGTGCTTTCTTTATGATTCACAATCCGTGGACAATGGCAGGAGGAGAAGCAGAGGACTTAAGAAAACAAGCGGACGTTTTAGATAAGATTAAAGAGACTATCTTAAGTATCTACGAAAAGAACTCTAACCTATCTAGAGAGCGTTTAACTGCTTTAATGAACGAAGAGACTTGGTTAACTGGTGCAGAGGCGTTAGAGTACGGTTTTGCTACTAGATTAACGGAAGGTCTAGCTGTAGCTGCAAAGGCTACTACTGATTTAGTTAAGAATTTTAAAAATTTACCTAATAATTTAGAAATGGCAGAAGAATTAAAAGTAGAGGAAACTACTGAAGAGGTAACTGTTGAAGCTAATTTAGAAGATGCTACGGAAGAAACTTTAGAGGAGACTCAAGAGGTAACTAACGAAGCTACTGAAGAAGAAGTTGAGGAAGTTATCGAAGAGAAAGAAGAAGGAATCTTAGCTAAGGTTAAGGCTTTCTTATCAAACAAGTTAGAAAACGCTTCTAACGAACTTAACGAGCGTTACGCGGAAGTATCTAACGAGGTTAAGTCTTTAAAAGAAGCTAAAGCTGATTTAGAATCTGAGAACAAAGACTTGAAAGCTACTTTAGAGGAAACTTTTGAAATGCTTAAGAAATCTCAAGAGCTTAACGAATCTTTTAAGAACGAAGTAAAGGACTTAAACGAAAAGTTAACAGAAGAGGTAGGAGAAGATTTAACTCCGGTAGTAGAGCCAGCTATCGAGAACAAAAAAGAAACGGCTAAAGACGTATTTAGAAACTTAAAAAAATAATAAAAAATGGCATTTGATTTAACAGCGTTATCAGATTATACTACTGAACACGCATCTACATTTTTCGCTAAGTCTGTAATGAAATCAAGACTTGCAGGATTAGCTACTGTGTATACTGGATTCAAACCGGGTGCGCACAAATTACCAGACGTAGAACACGACTACGACCTATTACAAAACGGAGAAGCTTGCGGATTCAACGCTTCAGGTGATTTAAACATCGAACAGAGAGACATTACTGTAGAGTCTTTAAAGATTAACACTTCTTACTGCGTTAGAGATTTAGAGAAGAAGTTTACTCGTCAAATTATGCCTTCTGGACAAGATTACGAAGGATTAGCACCTTTAGAGGCTGAGTTAATGGCTTCTTTAGATAGAGCTATTGGTAAGATGATGGAGCAAGTTTTAGTTAAGGGTAACAAAGCTACTGCACCTAACGCATTAGGTTCTTTAGACCACTTAAACGGACTAAACAAAGTAATCGCAGACGAGATTGCAAGTGGAGGTATTCCTGCTGCTCAATCTTTAACTGCAGGTGCTTTAACTGAGTCTAACATCGTTGAGAAAGTAGAAGATTTATACGACGCTTTACCAGTAGATGCTTACTCTACTATCCAAGACGAGAGATGGTACGTGTTAATGGGAGACGATAAGGCTAAAATGTACGAAAGAGGATACAGAGATAACAAAGGTACTGTAGTTTATAACCAAGGATTCGAGAAGAGATTCGTAGACGGTACTAACATCGCTATTGAAGGTATCCCAGGATTAAACGGAACAGATTACTTAGTGCTTATCAAAGAGTCTGATTTAGTACTAGCTGTAGACGTAGAAGGAGAAGAAATGGAATTAAAAGTAGGAATGGACCAGTATATGGAGAATATCTGGGTTAAAGGTAGATTCGCTGCAGGTTTCCAAATTCACTTCCCTTCTCAAGTTGTAGTATCTAACTACTAGTAGAAATAAGATTTATTAATGGGAGGTTCGCGCCTCCCTTTTAAAAAGATATTAAAATGGCAGAATGTTTAATTACAGCGGGTTGGGTAGGACCTTCTTGCGACGAGACTTTTAACGTACCAGGAATCGAAAAAGATAAGATTTACGTAGGGAATAAGTCAGAAATTACTGCTTTTACTGAAACTGTTGCCGGAGAAATCGACGCTATCACTTTCGAAACGTATAAAGGTTTATATGCTTTAACGGTTCATAAGGATACAGCATCTTGGACGGAGGAGTTACAAGTAGGAGCTAACTCAGGTTATTACTATAACGAAACTTTAACTTTTAGAACTATCGACTCTTCTACAGCGGTTAGAAACGCTATCGAGGATATGGTAGGTACTTCTTTAGTATTTATTGTTAAAGATAAGAACGGTAAATGGACTGTTATCGGAGAAACTGACGGAGTAGAGTTATCAGAGCAAACTAAAGGATCTGGGGCAGCACCTGGAGACGATACGGGAGACGTTTTAACTTTTGTGGGAGTTAACAGAGGTAAAGCTAAGAAGTTCTTTGCTACTGACGCAACTACAACTGACTCAACGTTAGCTGGTTACTTATTATAATGAGTTAATAGTTCTTAAGCATTAATTAATGGTTTAAAAGCATTAGCAAACGCTTTAGAAATTTAATTTAATATAATATAATTTAAACTTAATTTAAGTTAAGATAATTTAGAGGGTCATAGTGCCCTCTTTTTTATTAAATTTGAATAACAACTAATTTTTATGGAAGAGAAGAAAACTAAGAGAAGTTATAAGAGACGTTCTAAGGAACTTTTAGATGAAAACCAATTAAATACTAATAAAGATCAAGAAAACGTCTTAAAACCTAAAAAATGGGTATTTAAGAACGTAAACAGAAAGATTCTTTTAGGTAGTTCTGTAATTAGCAACTACGATTTAGAGAATAATCAGAAATTAGCAGAGATTTTAATCGAAAAAGGATTAGGAGACCTTATATGCTTAAAGTAAGACAGATTTACTACCAGAGCTTACAGAAAATTGTTAATATGGAGCGAACTAGAGACTTTGTTCCATATTTCAATCCTTTATCGGACGAAACCTTAGAAAGCGGTGTTATTAGACGTTTATTCGAATCAGAGGATTATAGACATCACGAATATTTTGGGGTAGTAAGCCATAAGTTCTACAAGAAACTTAAAAAAGACTCTAACTACGTTAAACGAACTATAGAAAACGACGAAGATAAAGCCGACGTTTATAGCTTTTTTCCTAAACTAGATAAGGTTAATTTAGTCTTACAAGGAGATAACTGGCATCCTTTATTTTCTGATATCTATAGACTTTTAGCAGATAAATTAGATTGGGGTATAGATTTTAGCGATAAGAGTTTAAAAATGGAACCTATCTACTCTAATCATTGGATAGCTTCTACGGATACCTTCGAAGAGTTCTGTTTAGACTTCCTTATACCGGTAATGGATACGATAAACGAATCTAAAGTACTTAGAGACTTATGTAACCAAGACGCTAACTACATCTCTAGGGAAAAGTTATCTCCGGAGTTATGCGAAAAGGTATTCGATAGACCTTATTATACTTATCATCCGTTTATATTAGAGCGTTTATTCCCTATTTTCTGCTACTTAAGAAATAAAACCGTTAAACATATATGAAATTTCTAGTACTTGTACCGATTTATAGACGTTACGGCGTTTTAAGGCTTTTTAACGAAGGTTTAGAGAGTTTAAAGGGAAAAGGTTATAATATCGAAGTTCTAGCCGTAGGGGACTTAAAAGACGAACCTATAGCTAAAGAATTAGGTTATAGATACGTTAATCATCGTAATATATTAGGAGAAAAGCTTAATGTAGCTTTAAAAGAAGCTAAGAAAATAGATTTCGATGCTATGTTAATGTTAGGTAGTGACGACGTATTAAATGATAAGGTATTAGATTTCTATATATCGTGCTTCGAACACGATTATAAGTTTGTAGGATTTACTAATTGTTACTTCTATGATCTAGAAAAGCGCAATATGATCAAGTGGTACGGTTATAGAGGAGAAAGAGCCGGAGAACCTATAGGAGCTTGGCGATGTTTTAAAAGAGAACTTATAGAGGAGCTTAACTGGGAGCTTTGGGCAAACCAACATCACTCTATTGATTACACGATGTGGCAAAAGATTAAAAATAGATCGGATATTATAAAAACTATACTTTTCGATGATATGTTTATAGGAGACTTAAAAACCTCTGAAAATGTAACTAAATTTCGTAAATTCGATAACTCGGTAATAGTTAATCCTTTGGAAGGCTTAAACTTATTAGAAGCAAACTTTAAAAACAAGATATTAAACTATGGAAAATAACATTCACGAAACAGCTATAATAAGCGAAAACGTAGTAATAGGTAAAGGTAATACTATTGGACCTTACTCGGTTATCCACGACGGAGTAACAATAGGAGATAACAACGAAATAGGTAGTTTTGTAGTTATCGGAGGTAGAGGAGAGATTAGAAAAGCTAACGAGTTTAAAGGTAGGATTTATATAGGAGATGATAATCTAATTAATCATCACGTAACGATAGACAAGTCTATTGAAGGGGTTACCTATATAGGAGACAAATGTTTTATAATGACTAAGGCTCATTTAGGACACGATGTTAAAATATATGACAGTGTAACCATATCTTCTGGCGCTAATATCGGAGGTCACGTTTTTATAGATGATAACGCCAACGTAGGTCTAAACGCGGAGATACATCAAAGACTAAAAATAGGTCAGGGTGCTATGATTGGTATGGGTAGTTCCATTACTAAAGACGTTTACCCTTTTATTAAAATAGTAGGAGTTAATAGAATAATCGGTTATAACGATAAGAAGATTAAAGAGCTTGACTTATCTATGATAGAGGTTAGAAAACTAGGTAGAGAGTTCGGAGAATGAAGTTAGCAGCTTGTTATACAGTATTTAACGGAGTAGAGTTATTAGAACACGCTATTAACTCGGTTAAAGACCACGTAGACGAAATAATAATATCTTTTCAGACCGTAAGTAACTACGGTAACGAGTGTAAGGATATTTTAGACTTTATGGATAGGTTTCCTGACTATAATTACTTTTCTTACGAACCAGATTTAAAAGTAGATTCTAAGACTAACGAAAAGAGAAAACATCAGCAGTTAATAGAATACGCTAGAAGTTTAAATTGTACTCACTTTTTCCTATCTGCTACAGACCATTTCTATAAAGAAGACGAGATATTATACGCTATAAATGTAGTCTTAACTACTGGAGTGAAAACTACCTATTCTAAAATGATAACCTACTTTAAAGAGCCTACTTTAATGTTAGAGCCTTTAGAAGAGTATTATATGCCGTTTATATGTAGTACTTCGGTTAATATCGGTAATATATCGCCAGTTTTAGTAGACCCTGCGTGTAGCTTTAGACCTTTTGCACCTTTTCACGTATTTAAAGAAGAGGAGGTTTTAATGCACCATTTCTCGTGGATTAGAAAGGATATTAGAAATAAGTTAGAGAACGCAGCAGCTAAAGTAAATTGGTTAGATAAGATAGAAGAGTTTATAGATAAGTATAATAACTTTAAGCTAGGTGATAGATTTCCTTACTACCCTAAACACAAAATAGTAGAGACAGAGGATATATTTAATTTACGTAATATCGAATTATAGAATAAAAAATTATTTTTAATAAAATATGGAAGAGAACAAAGCAAGTAATATTTTTTTCGTAAACCTTACGACTAAAAGCGTAACTCCGGACGTAGATATAAGAAAGAATAAGAAGAAGGATTACATTTACTTCGGTAAGGATAATCTTTTCCCAGATTATTTAATCGACTTAGCGGATAACTGTTCTATTCATAGAGCTTTAATAGAGACTAAATCTAAGTTCATCTCAGGAGAAGGTTTTTACTTCGAAGGAGAAGATAACCAAATAGCTCAAGCAGAAAGGTTTTTAGAAGGGTTAGATAAAGACTTTTTAAGAAGGACAGCTATAGATATGGCTTATTTTAACGGTTTTTATTGGCAATCTAAATTTGAGAGAAGCGGTAAGGTAGCTTATTTAAGAAATGTAGACTTTTCTTATGTTAGAAGCGGTAAAATGAACGAAAACGGAGAAGTAGATAAGTATTACTTTTCTCCAGATTGGAAATTTGCTACTAAAAGAAATTCTTTTAAGCCAGAGGACGAAATTTATAAGCCTAAACCTATTGCGTCTTGGCAATCTTCGGATAGAATGTTAGTTAGAGAAAGAGGGGAATTAGTTAACGGAATGTGTTATTCTCCGGGTAAGTTATTTTATGCAGAGCCTTCTTACTTAGGCGCTTTAAATTACATCGAGATATCTAATCAGATAGCTGAATTTCATAAGAATAATTTAGATAATGGAATGGTAGGATCTATGCATATCCATTTATTCGAGGACTTAAGCGACGGAGAAAAGAGAAGAAAGGTAGAGAAGTCTATTAATAATAAGTTTAGCGGTTCTGAGAACGCTGGTAAAGTAGTAGTAACTTGGTCTACGAATCCGGATATGAAGACTATGGTAGAATCTATTCCGGTAAACGA